GACATGCTGTGCCGCGCCGTACCAAACAGTTACTGCGCCGGAACCACCACCAAATCCTCCACTACCATCACCACCGGCGCCAATTAACATCGTGTAAACATGGCTAACACCTACAGGTTTATTCCATGTAAAAAAGTTTGTTTTTGTGGTTGCAGAAACGCCCGGCCCATAAAACGTCTGGATGTTGCAACCTTGCGGGGTGGCTATGGGGAATGGAAACATTTTTATGCTTCTGGTGTAGGCTCAACATACCAAGCTGGTGCTGTAGCGTTGTCGTTTGTGCAAGTGTATTCAACGTGTTCTTCAGGCGATAGCAACGTACCATCAGCCCGATAAACGCCAGTTGTCCAGCCGTCTTCCATCTTTTGATAGCCCATTGAGCCATCGGAAAACGTGATTTCAAACCATGTAATCATCAGTAATCTCCAGCGATTGTCACCACAGAGTAACCTGTACCAGATGAACCTGTTGATGTGCCAAAGGTCACATAGAGTAGGTAGCTTGCCTCAATAGCAAAATTCAGTGGCAACTCAAACACGCTGGAAGCGGCAGTCTGAGATAGCGTCACGGCAGGCAAAGTGATCTCGTCGTATAGCCAAGTAACCGTGGTGCTTGTTGAAGTGCTAGTTGAGATAAACACACGGCATACAGTGGCCGCAGGAGAACCTACAGGACGAAAGCGCATCTTTTGAATGTACGAACCATTAGCGCCAGCAGTAAATGCTTTGTATAGAGTACCAGAGCCGTCCAGCGCAGTGTTGGCCGTTGGGCCAACAACAAGACCGGAGTTATTGGCCGCGACTGAGTCAACATTACCAACGATGGAATAAATGGGGGAGGTATTTGCTGGCATGATTTTCCTTTAGCAAAGAATGCAGTTGATTGCGATGGCCCGAACTAGGCCGATTGATGTTCCACCGCTTCCAGTAGATGCGATAGTAATTGAACCTGATGCGTTTGTCACAGTAATACCTGTACCAGCGGTCAATGTTGCTCGTGTGAAACCCGTTCCGTTACCTATGTCCAAAGCACCGTTAGCGGGTGTTGTAGTTAAACCTGTACCACCATTAGCTACTGGCAAAGTACCAGTAACACCTGTTGTCAGCGGGAGTCCTGTAGCACTAGTTAAAGTACCAGAAGAAGGTGTGCCCAAAGCACCACCATTTACAACAGGAGCGCCAGCAGTACCAACGTTTACAGCTAAAGCGGTTGCTACACCCGTACCTAATCCACTAACACCTGTACTAATTGGTAAACCTGTAGCGTTGGTTAGCGTAGCACTTGCGGGTGTTCCAAGAACGGGAGCAACAAGAGTTAATGCTGTTCCATTAGTTGTAGCGCCTGTAATACCGGCCAATGAACCCGCATTGTTGTACTGAACCTGAGTAGTTGATCCACCAGCCGAAGCTCCTACGCGCACGTAGTCTGTGCCGTTATACGCCACATATGCTTTATCGCCTACAGCAACTGTTACACCTGTTTGGCCGGATGCTTTGATTGTGACTGAGCCGCCCGTAGCGTCGTTAATGACTACATATGTTTTGCTGTAGCTTGGGGCTGTAATGACTTTGGTCGTGGTCAGCGTACCAGATATACGAACAACTGCGTGTTGAGCCGTAACCGTTCCAGCGCCTGCCAATGTTGATGTAATGTTAGAAGCTGACGCATCGCCCGTGGTATTGGCCAGAGTTACAGCGCCATCACCTGTAAGCGTCAACGTAGCCGCAATAGCCAAGTTGGTGTACTGCGTAATACCATTATTAACGGTATCGCCCCATGTGCCCGAAAGCTCACCTTGTACTGGTAGAGCAAGTCCTAGTTGCCCCGTTGCGCCTGTAGTCATTTAAATGCTCCTAGTTCGTGTCGATCTGTGTCCACCCAGCATCTTGGGTGTCACCAATCTGTGCCCAGCCCGGAGACTGAACGTTGTTGATATTTTGCCAGTTTGCTGTCTGCGTGTCATCAATAATTTCCCACAAAGGCCTACCAACCAATAAATCCGTTATCGTGGCCGATTCAACAATAGAAGCTACAAACGCTGCCGCTGCTGAATCTACATCACTCACTACCGCCGACTCATCCAAACTAGCTGCAAATGTAGCACCAGAATTTACTTCATCTGATCCAGCAGCCGTTTCGTCCACCGATGCGCCAATTATGAAATTGCCATCTACAACATCCGATCCAGTGGCTGATTCATCTACGCTCGCCAAAAAAGTAAATGCCGATGCAACCGAGTCAGTTCCAGTTGCAGTCTCAAGAACTTGACTTAAGAAGTTGGCAAATGCACTAACTTCGTCTGTTCCTGTCGCTGCCTCACTAACTTCCGCGTCAAATCTTTTAGTAGCACTTACCTCATCACTACCCGCACCTGACTCACTTACTGCCGATCCAAATGTTGCTAACGCACTAACTGCATCTGAACCTGTACTTGTTTCACTGACTGCTACGTTAATTGTAGGTACTGCACTAACTTCATCTGTACCTGTAGCCGTTTCGCTGACGCTAGAGTTTAACGTTGCTTGCGAAGAAACGGCATCCGTTCCTGTTGCAGTCTCACCAACCGTGCTTGAAAAAGCCGTGAAGCCCCAGCCACCTTCACCCCATGTGCCGGAACCCCACGCTGACATATTATCCTGCCAAGCTGAATGTGTACGTTACAGACAAAACGTCACCCGAAACTACAGAGCGATCACCGGGGGAAGAAAAGTCAGCAGCAGAAAACAATGTTCCAGTCGTACCACTCTTAGCACTGCCACTTGTTAAAAACGCACCGCCAACAGTTGCTGAAGCGTTAATGTTGAACGTAGCTGGAGATGCCGAGTTTGTAACCACCGATGGGTTAGCTGTTGTAGCAGTGGCAAATGTAGCCGCCACACGGGTTGCATTGCTATAAGGCACAACTTCAGTCCAGCCAGCGTGAGAAGACATTGTGTCGCCAGCCGCAGGAGTATTAGAAGCACCAGCACCATACAGGCCAATGTACCAAGCTGTAATCTGGGTCACTGAAGTTAATGCCGTACCGGCCATGTACTGAAGGCCAACGTTTACAACCAAATTTTTAGACTCAGCAGACCACTTTAAGTTGCCGTCTTTGTCATGGCACTCAATATGGTAAACGCCCGTGGCTTTAGCTTCTTCGGTTGATTTAGTGCCTGCAATAAGACCGCTGAAAACATGGTCGCTTGCTTTAAGTTTTTCCGTGGTCATATTGACTCCTTAATTAGAACTGCGAATCAATGCCGCTGATGCAGTATTAGCCGGCATTGTGATGGTGAAAGTGGTGGTAGATGTTTTATCAGACCCAAAGTCTAAGACCGCAATAGACTTATTACCTTGAGTTACGTTATAGATCAAAGCACATCGCGCCGTTACTGATGCGTTAAACACCACATCCGCAAAATCGACGTACGCTGTAAACCCAGAAGAATTGATTGTTACGCCAGTTAATAGCACTCCGCCGGGGCTGTATCCTGTACCACTAACTTCACCATCTGTCGTATAAACAGTAGTAGTTTCGTTTAAATTGGCATTGGCTGTGTACAAAGCAATGTATAAGGTGTTCGTAAGCAAATTGTGAACGCCCGTATACAACTCTGTTTTAAAGCTAGTCGTTTGGGTTTGAAGGATGCTCATGAAACAGCCGTCCTAACTTGGCCATCACGATATGCGTCCATACGCTGCTTACCATCTGCCAGATTTTTATAGAGAGCGATTGCTTGGTTGTAGCGTTCGTTGGCAACAGTAATCATGTCACCCTCACCCTTCATGTACACAAGCGCTTCGCAAATCGTGCCATACAACAATACCGAGTCAAAGTTGTCACCAAGCCATGATGTACCTGCGGTAACAATAGATTCTGGGTAGTAGTAATAATGCAGCTCTGCGTTGTACGCTGCGCTAGGTGTTGGGCCAACAATAAATGTCAATTCATTCACATCATCTGACCGAGGGCCAAAGATTGCGTAGTGCTTAGGTTCGCTTACCTGTGCGGACAACGGGTATGCTTCACGGATGAAGTTAACGTCTTTGTTTAGCAAATACAGATAATCGCCCTGAAACACAACAGAGCCAGACACAGCGGCGCTGTTAACTACGGTCAATGTGACTGTAGTACCTGCAATGCTTCTAACCAACGCGTTAGTCCCGATACCAGTGCCAGTCACTTGCTGGCCTACTGCAATACCAATAGTACTTGCTACCACAATTGTGTTTGCGCCCGATGACCCCGTGGCCGTTGTGGTGTTGTATGGGTATACGGACAAACTATATACAGACAAAAAATCCGCAGGGCACTGCAAATATTTATTGCCTGTAGTCAATGAGCCTGTCACGTTCTTTCGCAAATTAGCTGGTTGCGCAATGTTATATACGCGCTGCTCTGCCTGACGGATAAATGTATCCATGTCAGTGGTTGGGAAAGAGTTCTCGCAGTAATCACTTACCGCGGTGACAAGCTGGGTGTAGTTCATGCCATTGGGCCTCGTGCCATCACGCCTTTGGTAGCTGCGCCAGTACCACGAATTTTGATACCGCTAGTCTTTGTTGGTTCGTCACCAGCAGAACGGCTAATTGCGCCAACAGACATGTCTACATTTGCTGCATTGCTCATGTTTGGGCGACTAGCAAGCTGCTTAAACGCTTCTTTTGCGCGGCCCGCGTATGCAGATGCTGGGAGATTATTTTTAGCCATGATTAGCCTCGCTTCTGTGCGGCAATTTTTGCCAAGTTACGACCCATAGACAACATATCGGAATTGGTCTTACCCTTACCTTTACCCTTGCCGCCCATCATTTGTTTAGATGTGGGACCGCTGTCACCCAAATTTTTACCTTCGGTTTTGCCTTTTTTAGCGATGCCGTCTGCTGATCGTGTGAATGCCATTTTAAGCTCCTTAAGATACCGTTACTGTACCAACAAATGTCGTTGCCACCAAGTAGTTTGGTGTCAATCCATCATCATTTAACCTCGCCCCGCCAACCGGGTACCAACCCCATTGAATATCCCGTGAACCACCTGAAGGATTTCCGTTAACGTTGACACCTGATGTGACATACGTTGTGTCCTTGCGTGGGTTACGCAAAGCCTGTGGGTCATCCACGGGAAACGTCCCAAGCATCAATTGAGGCTGGTCAGGGTCCCAGCACTCAGGGCAAACCAACAACTGATACTTACGCTGCTTAATGATCTCAGTCTTAAGCTTCTTCAGTTGGTACTGCTGGCCACAACGATCACATTCAGCAATCGCTATCTTGCCGGATGCAAATCTATTCCCCATTATGTACCACTACCAATGTAATTAGGACGAGGCACAAACCGAACAGCTGCTTTTTCGCGGTCTTCCCCAGCGGCAATATCAAACGTTTCATCGTATATTTGCTTGAGCATTTGCACGCGGGGCATCAACTCAGGTACTTTGATTGCAATGTGGTACGCCAGACCCGCCGTTAAAGCGGGCAGGAAACGGAAATTCATATCGGCAGTCTCTGCGCCAGCACCCGCGTCTTGGACGCGTCTGAGCCTCCAGTATACAAACTGATAGGTGGTCGTATTGTCCGGTGTTGGCCAAACAGTTATTGCTGGAAGCTGGGGGACGTACACAGCCGTTGCAGTTATGTGCGACGCAGCCGTTGTATTGTTCTGCCCACGGAACACACCGCCTAGGGTATTCCCTGATACATACGTGTAGTAAATATCTTCGCTGTCCAAGCGGATAAAGCCCGAACCGGCTAATCCAACTACTGTATTTAGCGTTATTGTGGTGGCTGTTGACGAAATCGCGCCGTCCAAGACCGAATTCGTTGGGTTTGTTTCGCCAGAGAGTCTTTGAATCCAGACTTGAATTGGGCGAGCTTGGCTAAGCTTGTTTGGAATAGTGGCATAGGTAGAAACGCTAATGCGTGTAATGGTTAAGTCCGCCTGCGTAGACGCAGTATTGGACCCAGTACGAATGACGTGTTCTAGCAAGTCAATCGTGTCCGTTGGCAGCGCATACGTGGCAAGACCGGGAGTCAGGTTGATAATACCCTGCTCCATTGTCCACATGTTGATGCCCTTGTTCTGCCATTCAATCGTCATCAAATTCATTGATCGACGGGCAGTTCGCAAGTCATAGCCCGAACGCATTTCACGGCCAGCCCTCTCCCAAGCTTCCTCGGCTATTTCCGTGAAGTCCATATTGAAGAGGGTTGAGCCGGTAGTGGTCATTTTTTAGCTGTCTTTGCAGAGTCAATAAAAGCTTGAGCCGTGGGTGCGCCCTTTTGCCCGGGTTTGCGCATCTTTTCACCACGCGCACGTTTGGCGTTAATGTTGGC